AACCGCCCAATACCAACGCTATTGACTTCGCCGCCGTCGGCTTTGAATTCACCACTAAAATTTAGAAACCCATACTTTTCTTTAGGATTAAGATCTAATTCAAGGTTTATTCCATTCCGTAATTGTTTTTGCAGGATAAAGTTGTCTCCGTGTTTTTGAACAGGAATTTTTGCTTTAAATAATAATTCATTTGTAATCACATCTGCCGCGCTATCTACTCCAATTCCGCTTGGCAACCTAACGCCTTTCAAATTAGCGATTTCGTACAGCTTGTTTATTCCTACTTTTTTTAATAATTCTTTGAACCTTTGCACATTTTGATCAGTGACTTCGCCGCCTTCGGCGTATTTTGTTGCGCTGTCTCTTTTCAGGTGGGCTATTCCAGAATCCACAATGCCACCCGTACCGAAAGCCTGAATGCCCTCTTCAAGTATCCGCTCTCTCATCTCTGGGGTGATGCGGATGATGTTGGCTGGTAACACATCAGGATCACTTTCATAGAGCTGATGTACACGCCCTTGAGTGAACGTATCATCGACATCCAATCTACCCTCCTCGAACTTACCGCCGTATTTGTTCGCCAGTTTTTTCATGGCAGAGGGTATTTTTTTGTCGTAGAGCATCTCGTAGAACTTATGATATTGCTCTGAGTATCTTGCTTTCATGGGGGCCGAACCGGAGATGGATAGAGCGGGTTTGCCCTCTTCTGCTGCTTGTAATAGCAGTTTCTTGAGGCCCATGTCGTACCAGTCTTTTTTGTAGGGGTAGTTGGGGACAAGTTTGTTTGCATCGTTTGCATAGAACTTACGGTTGTTGAAAAGATCAGACATTTCGTTAAAAGATTTGAGAAAATCACCGCTTAGATTAAGTTCGTTAAATAAATAAGAATTTACACGGCCAAGATCACCAGACGCTTGTTCTAGAGATATTTTAGAAGCTATTTGCGAGTCTTTTAAATTATCAAAAATTCTGTCGATTATTTTAATTCTTTTTGGATTATTTCCACTGGCAGCCAAAACTTTAGATTTTAAGTCTTCTATTGCTGGTAAAAGCAATTTTTCATTGTTATCTAGCTTTGTTTGTATAGCTTTTCTTGTTTCTGGATTATCATAACCGTTCTTAGCTCCTTGGGTATGAACATCTGACTGAAGCTCGTCTATGTGCAAACTGTCAGTGCCATCAGCGAGCTTTCTGTCTCGGATAAGTGCATGCGCAATTTGGGTGGGGTCTTCATCAAAGTGACCAATGTTGTGTTCAACAGGAGCATTGTCCCAATTAAACACCACTTCTCGGTAGTTAGAACCGCCGGGAAGGCTCTCATCGACGTATGTTTTGAATCGAGTGCCGACAAAGCCATATTTTTCTCCGCCTAGTGTCTCTTGAAGTTGAATTTCAGCTTCGGTTCGACTGTAGGCGACGTTGTTAGTGTCGGTAACTCGTTCGCCATCAACAAATATCTGATAACCAGCCTCTTCGTTTCCAAAAGCAAAGGCGTTGATTTTACTGCCTACGGCGTCTTGCCCGTATGTCTCAATCAATTCATAAGGGTCTGCCCTGTATTGAGTTTTTGCAAAATCTTCTGCAACCTCGTCAATCATCGATTTCGGTATATCATCAAAAGATTCAACAGCAACATCCCACTCTTGGTTGTAGTGATCCAATAAATCTTTTTTTATATGCGGTCTGTTTATTTCAGCAAAGATGTCTTCTATACGGGTCTGCCACAAATTAGAACCATCCAGCGGGTCGTTATCTGGGAACGTGACATCAAACTCTAAATCCGCGTTATCCCCACTATAAATATTCTGGCTGACCCTAACTTTGTTGCCACTGATTCCTTCAACCGCTTCTCTGGTGGTGGCATTGGGATTGGCAGCCACAAACTCGTCTAAACCAAGGAACTCTAATTCCTTTGGCTTAACGCCTTTATTGGCGTTAGCCTTAGCCCACTCGGTGATTTGTGGTCCCTTTAGATTGGGTGGAGCCCTCTCAATCAGCGCTTGGATGGTTGGAGAGGTGAACCCGAAGTCGTCTTTAGCAAACTGTTGAACGTCTGCCCGCAACGCCTGTCTGGTTCGATCGAGCGCAGCAATGCCTTTGCCCGCCGTTCTGGCTGCTTTTCCCGCAGCACCGGTGGCTTTGAAGACAGTGCCTATCGTTGGTCCCACTGCGGCGCCGATAACCGGGATTCCGTATGTAGCATCTCCGGCAATTCCCAGACCCTGCATCGCGGCATCAAAGTAGCCTCCAAAACCGCCGCGCTTTAAATTTTCGGCCATCGATGGATAAGGTTCGTTGGAAAATGCTTCTGAAAACGGCTGCTCGCTAGAAGGTAAAGCTGGGTATTCACCAGCAGCTTCAGCTATTCCAGCGCCTGGCAATAACATGCCACCAAAGTTTGCCATTTGACCTGCAGATGGCGCAGATTCTTCTTGCGCTTTAAGAATCATCCGATCGCGATCTATTTTGTATTGCACTTGCTCAGCAAAATAGTCTTTGATTCTTTGCAGGTAACCGGCGTCTTGGATGTCGATGTCTTGCGTGGCCATTAGCGTCTGCCGTACAAACCAGAGTTTTGGTTCTTTATGACAGCTCCGCCCCTAGCGGCAAATGTTTTTACGTTGGTCGGCTTACCGCCAACACCCTGTTTCTTTGATCTTTTGCGGGAAACCGCCGAAGCAATTTGATTATTGCTCATTCTGGAAGCTTTGGAAGCTGGTACGCACTTGGGGTATTTTCTTTTGGCGTCTGCTTTTTGTTCTGACCGGCCACATTTATTGAACCCGCCACCTTCTTTGGGCGATCCTATATCAACCCAATTCTGTTTAAACCAATCAGTAAGGCCGCCACCCCTAGCCACGAGGTACTCGGGTCTTTTTAAGCTTGCTGTCCATCATGGAACCGCAGCCTCGACTTTGAACCATTACAGTCCCGCCGCTTTCAAAGAATCCCATTTTGTTCCGCACCTTGGTCGGCAACTTACCTAGCCCTTTGTTGCTCGCTGGCACAGCTTTTAGATTTTTTTTAATTTCGCCTCCCTGGGCCGCGTATTGGCCACCCATTTTTTTGTATTCCTTGACCATATACGCATTGGCGTAGGCAGACGGGTATACATCAAATTTTGACTTGGCCTTCGACTTAGCCTTGGAATAAAGAGACGGATTTTTTACGTTGTCTGGAGTCCCGCCACTTTTCATTTTAATCGCATCCAAGGTTTTTGCTTGCGCGGCATGAAGACCACTGGCTTTTCTCAGCGCCTTGGATACTTTTTTTAATGTTTTCTTTGTCTTTTTTTGAATGGCCATCAATACATTATCAGTTGGTAGCGCCGTATTTGCAATGGTAAACATCCCAATTGCGCCTCAGCACCTCAAACCATTGGTCTAAGGAAATGACACAATTTAAATAGGGGTCTACCTCCCATTCGGGATTTATGGCGTACATGGGGATGCAAACCTGTATTGGCTTTCGGTTGTACCGAAAAATCAGAATGGGAATTTTTTCTCCGGCGGACTCGATGGTCTGCTTCAACCATTCCGGCTTGTAAGTCCAGCCCTCCTTGTAGTGCTTGCACTCAACCGAGTGAAACGGGATGTCAATGTCGGTGAGGTTCGCGGTCTGATATTGATCCAGGTTGCGCTTGCAGCTGAAATCAATACCCTCGAGCTCAAAAAAAATATTAATTTTTTTTACGACGGTCCTTTCAAATGTAGCGCCCTTGGTGCGGCTCATTGCTGACATGGAAGAGCAGTATACGGAGAATCTGAAGGGCGGTACAGAATTTTGGTTACTCTATGCGGCAAACTCAGCTATAGCTATACACCCACCGCAGATTTATATTTCGGGGGGTGCCCGCAAAAAAATCAAAGAAAACCACAGGAAAAAACTGACCCCAAGGGACCCCTATCGCAAGCTATTGATATACAAAGACTTTCTGTCGTCAGGTCGCAGTGTATACACACTTGCAACTTTTAGCAGTGACCCGTCTGCACAGAGCGGACACAATGGCGCGCGCTGGCGCATCACCAATAACTCTAGCAATATCAAAGAGTTACGATGATTTTTAATTGTTTGGGATTTTGGGGCTCGGAGCGGGCGACGGGCCCGCGCCCAGTCATATTACCTAAAAGTCTTTGTCGGATGGCTCAGTCTCTTCAGCGCCCAGAAGCTTTGAGAGCCGGTCCTTTATATCTTCCTTCGTCATAGTGTTGAGGTCCGCATTGATGTTGATGTTCTGCGATCGGTTGACGGACAGCCCAGCCAGCTGGTTCAGCTCCTTGATTGCGCTGACACTGGCGTTGTAGTGGCCTGACCCGAATGCTGTCTCGGCAATCTTCCACAGCATCGTACCCGTCTTCGCCGGCGTTATAGCATACCTCTCAGCCAGCTCGTCCTGACGAATGCGAACCGCCTTGGTGACATTCGGAAAGTTCTTGCCGTTCAGCATCTTGTTGGCGGCAGCACCAGGGAACTCAAAGCCAGCGTTTCGGGCGGCAACTGTCTGGCTGCACGCACCTTCGGTGTAATGCCACACGAAGCTCGCTTGCATAGCCGTTATCCCAAACTCCTCATCCTTCTCGAATGCGTCCGGCACGGCCACCAGTTTAGGCTTCTCCTTCTTCGGTCTACCCGCCATCTGAACTCCTGTTGCAAAACTGCTGCTTGAACATCTTCAACCCTTGCTCCTGCGTATAGACCTGCTCGCCAAACTCTGATCGCTCAGAGCAGTTCATCATAAACCATCGCATGAAATTTCTCTCATCGCTTAGCGTCTCGTCGTAATCAAAAACTAAATCCTCATCCATCACTTTCTCCCGAAATTAGGGGGTAGGGTACCCCTCTCTCCTATATATACGTTCTGGGCTGCGTATAACCACTGTTTTATAGCGTTATACTCCTTCTACATTATAGTATTATATATATAGGGTACTACCCTGTATGTAGTATTAACCCAGTAGCTATAAGGCTTTGAGCTCAGGTTACATCTCAAGGGTAGGGTACGTTAATCCTCCTCATCGTTCCTAAAATCACTGCTGCAAACTTTATACAAACTTGCACATTGCCAGAATGCACACTAATGCAGGGTGTCCATACCCCCGTCTGCCACTATCACATTCGTCAATTCCCGCACGATTTCGCAGCCCAAATCCTCACAAATAAGCTCGGCTTCTGCCCGCGTCTCCGCCACAATGTGCGGCCCAGTGTAGTCGATTCCTTCCCAGTTGAAGATCGTCAGATAGACCTTCGTGCCGCTCATCAATTATCCCAGCTCTTGTATCCAAGCGCTGGAGAAAGCTCTTGTCCGGGCGTGGTGTAGTCGAGGTCGTATATCTTCTTGCCGTTACTTTTCCTCGGCTCAACGCCGTTCATTGCTAGCACCCGATTGGCGTCCTTGAAGTCTGGTATCCGTGGGTTGGCAATCCCTAAGTCACGCAAAAGCTGGGTCATCTGCACCGGCTTGGTGTCCTTGCTGTCAAAAATAACGTGCTGCAGCACCAAGTCCTCAACGCTGGATTGCGTGCGATAGCCCTCATTCGATCGGTCAAGCATCTTCCGCTCATCGGGTGTGAGGAACCAATTCTTCTGCCCAGGCACATAGAGCGTCTCTTTCACCTCGGCCCACAGCTGCTGCATATCAATGCCGTGGTTAAAGTTGATCCGCTTCACGGGTATCACCCAAAACCTACGGTTTCCCGACGTATCGGTAAGAAATTCTCTGGCGTTGACACTGGCATAGAATGCGGTACGTCTTTGATACGTTGTGCTGGCACGATCGTAAGGCAATCTAAGCTCATCATTCTTGCTGGTAATGAATGCCTTCAGCTGGTC